TATATCTAAGTTATGCTTAGTATTTAATTCTAATACTATTACGTTTGGAATAGAACACATCTTTTGATAATGTGAATTTTTATTCCTACCTGCTTCTCTATCTCTTTTAACAGACTCAATAGTAGAGCTAATGTCCCCTTCAACTCTCCATTTAGCGCCTGAATTTCCGTCGGTAATAAGTTCTCCTGTGAGATCTCCTGCCGCAGAATTGTGTTTAAACTTTGCCATGCTGTGCCCTTTTTATTATAATGAATCTATGTAAGTACTAAATTCACCGTTGTTTGTTAGATTACCTATTTGAATTCTACTAACTGTAGTTGCAGTAGAACCTATAGCTACTATATTGTGTGTAGCTCCTGGTCTAGATAAATATACTTTAGTAATTTTACCTGTAGCCGGATTTACTTCTACGTGATTTTCACCACCTATTTTAAAGATTGCTTCCTGTGCTGCTCCTATCAATGTTTCACCACTGATAACTAAAGCATTGGAATTTGCTGTAACTTTAATTAACATTTATTACTCCTATTAGTAAAAGAGGACATCCTAAGATGCCCTCTCTTCTAAATTTATGCACCGATGTTAGCAATTACACCCCAAGCATTTGGATTAGAACACTCAAGAGTACATTCTTCAACGAACATACCTACTGTTGAGTCTCCGTTTTGACCTACGTCAACTTCCTGCATTGGACGAAGTGTAGCTATTTTAAACCACATTGGATCATATACTAATGCTAATGCATCTTGAATAGATACTGCATCTGCAGATGTACCGCCTGCACCTGTTGCTGTTGCAGCAAGGCCCATGATGTAGTTAGGTTCTACCATAACGTCACCAAAGTCTGACATGTAGATGTCTACTGCCTGACGTAATGAACCTGAATCGTCGATGTTACGACGTACGTTAGACCCAGTAGCATTTGCTTTTGCTGAGAATACACGACGGTTCTTTGGAGATAACATTACTTTAGTAGCTTTACCACCTTCTTCGTAGATTGTTTGCATAATCTCGTCGATATGTGACAACTCAAGTTCACCAACGTTTGAAGATGTTGATTCTGTTGAGAAGTTGTTTGTACCGATACCTGATTCTGCAGCTGTTACACCTGCATTTGAGATACGAGCAGCTGTGTTACCAGAGTCTGTTGATGCCACGTTTACAACGTTAGTTGCCCACGAGAAAACACCAGCCATAGAACCTGCAGCTGATGCAGAACCTGGAGTAGAAACGTTTAGTGAGTGAATTAAATCAGCTTCCACATCACGACGCATTTCTGTACCACGCTTTTTAAGCTGATATGCGTACTCATCTGCAACACCAGTTTGATCTACAGCACGTTTTGTACCTGATACTGAAACTGTTTTTGCGTTGATTTGTGTGTAGTTACCTAAACGTGCACGGTTACGCTGTGCATCTGTAAGTACTACACCGCCACCTGAACCGTGATCTCCACCTGTTGTTGTACGACCATCTGGAGTAACAGCATCAAAGTCAGCACCCTGTGCAACTCGTGAGTTACCTGGAGGTGTTAATTCGTCTGTTTGCCACTCGTGGTAGATACCAGTCGCTTTTGTTTTGCCGATTGAAGACATAAACGGTGTTTCATCTCGTGTAATCATTGAGATGAAATTCGCTAAATCCTCTTTCTCGGATACTGCTGCGCTTGATGCGCCTGAAGGGAAGCGGTTTCCTGTTGCGTTAGCCGCTTGTGTTGAAGCACCTGATGTGCCGTAACGTCCTGTTGCCATTTTACTTTACCTATATGTTATTAGCCGAATACTGGCTTTATCGTGTTGGCGCAAACCTTTTCAAAAACGCTATTTGATCTTCTTTAGAAGAATCATTTTTAAACGCCCTTGCTTTAGTCATTGCCTCCTTGTCTTGTTTTCGTTTCCTAGGTGTCTTAGCTTTAGTAGCAGGTATTTTCTTAGCAGGAATCTTAGCACGCTTTTTAGCACCACTCTTTATTCCTTGCTTAAGTCTACGAAACTCATCTACAAACTTAACTACACTAGGGTCTGATACTACGTTAAGCAAAGCTTCCGGTAGTCCTTCTTCTAATGCAAATTCCCTTATAGACTTTTGAATGTCGCTATTCCAATCAGGAATAACATCTGTTATAGTATCGTTAAAATGCTTAACAGATTCTTCAAATTGTTGTTGTTGTAGTTGCTGTTTTTGTTTCTCTACTTGAACCGCAAGATTTTCTCTTTTGTTTCTAGATTCCCAATAAGCAGCCTGCGCTTTAGTTTGTTCCTGAGTCAACTCACCAATTTCATAGGTATCCCCCTCTTTCTGAGCTTCTGAAAGCTTTTGAGAGATCTCGTGATACTTTTTCTGGTGTTTTGTTTCGTCATTATAAACTTCATTTGCAATAACACTTGCTAGTGTTTCTATTTCACCTAACTTTTGAGTACGCTCTTCTTCTAATGATTTACGAGCTTCCCCAATCTCACGACCTTGTTTACTAAGATGTTGCTTGGTTGCAGAACCAGCAATCCACTCTGATATAGGTAGAGTTACCTCTTCCCCATCAATTTTGTGAGTTACCATAATGTCTTCTAAGTCATCTAGTGCATAAGTATCAACTTCGGTAGCCTCAGCATCTCCGTCTTCCTTCTCACTATCTTCCTCTTCCTCATCATCTGGTTCAACATCATCTTCATATTCGGCAGATTCTACAGGTTGTTCAAGGTCTTCTTCTGTTCCTGTGTCTTCTGAGTCCTGTAGTTCAGGCTCGGGTAGAGCTTCTTCCTCTCTCGGAACTACGCCAGCTTCCTGGAGTATTTCAGATCGATTAAGAATGTCTGCGAGCATCTGATCTTCAGAACTGCTGTCAACAATGTTATCATCCGTTTGGGTAGAATTATTATTATCAGCCATCATTCTTTACCTCCTGTTTAGTATTATAAGGGTTGTGTTTTCCAAAGTTAGGATTCCCTCTTTTCTTTGCAGGAGCATTTTCTTTCTGCAGATTAATTAAAGCTTCTCTGTAATCAAATAAACCTTTAACTATGGTTGCATCGTTTCTAATACGACTAGCACCACTAATATCTGCTCTGTGTTGATTTAAGTAATAATCTATTGAGCTTTCAATATTACTTATTACTGTATCTATTGTTTCTTTTTTTGTATTAATCATTGCTGTCTTCCTCACCTAACTGTTCCATTATAGGAATGTTACGACCTTTAGTTTCTATACTAATTAACTTTTCTTTAACGCTACCTAGCGCCATAGAACAAGCGTATAAATGCTCTCGGGTTTTAGTTTCATGAGGTTCTGTTTTTAGCCACTCAACAAAGAAATCTACTAAGATATCTCCGTACGCTGAGTCAAAGAAGTTGTTCCGAGTGTCTGCTGAAAACTTTGCTTCCTGTAAAGCTATTTGTGATAATCTATCGGGATGCACCTTCTTGGTCATCCTCTTGTCACCTGCTTCTCTATATTTTTCCATAATTTACCTTATGTACACATCATCTCGAAAGGTAGAGGTGTAGTTAGGGAGGGGGCTATTGCCCGCCTCCGATTGCTTGTTTTAATAATTGCACTGCTTGTGCAGGGTCTATACCCATTTGTTTCACCATATCGTCTAGTGAACCGCCTTCTTTACCTGATGGTGCTGCTTCAATAGATTTAACTATATTAACGGCCTTCATCATTATCTCGTCCATATTCCCCGGAGTCGGGAGATTTTCTGGAGTAACTTCTGCTTTAATTGCGGCAGTTTTAAGGCGAGCCCATTCTTGATCATGACGATCAAGTGCAATAGCCGTTTGCCTAATGTTATCTTGAAGCGAATTATCTGCTTGCACCTTAGTATAAACTGAATTTGCTTCAGCTTGTTTAGCTTTAGATTCTTCAACACGAGCTGCGATCTCCTTCATTCTCTTTTTATCATCCTCTGCTATCTTCATAGCTTTCTTAGCTTCTTCTAAGAACTCTTCAGTGGTATGATCTTTAAGATATTGTTCTGGTTTAAGATCAAGACTATTAACCATATCAAAAGCTATATTAGCTACAGCATCTGGTTTAATCATAGCTCCTTGACCTGATTCTTTAAGCATCGGTATTAATTGAGAGGCTAATAACATTAACTTTTCTCTTTTGTTAGCATTAGAGTTTTCACCTAAATCTACATCTACTTCTAATTCTATGCAAGTAGGTAGTTCTTTTAGGTTAACATCTAACATAACACCACGTCTATCAGACATAATACTAACTTCATCCATGTTAGCTTTTATAGTCTTATACACGCCTTCACATAACCTTTTAAATCCACCTTCAGCAAACTTTCTGGCTATATGTTGTATACGTTTTTGGCTAGCAGTCATAACTTGACTTAGTTTAACTTCACTATTACCTGATACGTATAATTCGTCATTAAGGCCTTGTGCTGCTTTAGACATACCTGTGGCTTGTTCTTTGTGTACTTGTAAGTGTTGTAACAAAGGAACTGTACCTGCACTAATAGTGCTTGGCGGTAAGTCAGTAACTGCACCTGCAGGATTACCGTTAGTTGGGATAATCTGTTTAGGTCTCATATTTTGTAATGCAGAAAAATCTACAACATTTGGATCAGCTAACTTAGGTGAATAGTTACTTAAGTAAGTGTTTTCTACAAATCCACGTAATATAGCAGTAGAAGTAAGTGTAGTAGATCTTGTCATATCTGCTATAGATAATCCAAAGAATTCGTAAGGTATTTCAAAAGGACTTAGTGACGCTAGTGGAATATAGTTACAGTCTTCTTCATGTAATATGTTACTGCCTGCAACAATTATATGTTTAAGTTCTGCTATACCATCTCCATCACGGTCTACTTTAATCCAACACTCTGTTACAGCTACTTTCATATTAGCTTCTAACAATGAGTCATCGTCATTACCTGAACCCGACCAGTATGTTTGACCTGTTACACGTTTACGTACTGCTACGTCTTCAGAATAAGTAGAGTGATCTTCACTTGCACTAGGTAGTTCTGACCAATCAGATACTTCATCTGCAATATCAGGATACATTTTTCTTATATCTGAACGAGACATTTCTATTTGTACACCAACAAACTTAGCATCATCAATAGCACTTGCGTCTCTTGATATTAAAAAGTTTTCTGGTGGTACATTCTCTATTTTAACTCTAGACATATCATAGGTTCTTTTTAACCTAACATCTTCGTAAGCATTAGTAGCTGGGTTAAAGTTTAACTCTCCAACCACTTCTATTTCTTTATCAGATAGCTTAAGATCTAAAGCTTCTTCAGTAAGTGAATCGTACTCTTCAAAGTCAGCGTATTTGTCTTCTACAAAGTCCCAACGTATTACTGAGTTCTTCCATAGTAAAGCGGACTTTACCCAGGTGTTTAATAATTCCCAACCATTATTCTTTTTAAATATAGTATAATTAACTAGATCTGATGCATCATTAGCTGCTGCTATAGCGCTGGGTGATGCTGACCAAGATTTAAATTTAGCTATACGATTGTTGTTAAACATTAACTCTGATATTAAAGCTAAGTAAGCTTCTATAGTTTCTGTTGTGTCTGATGAAACTATCTTAGATACACCATTGGGTCTTAAATGACCTTCAGGTAAACCTGCATATTCATAAGTAGACTGTAATCTATCATTAGCTAATTCAGAAGAGTTTAAAAAGTCTCCAGCTGAATTAGATACACCTGTGTCCACCAGGTTTATTAATTGTTCGTCGGTTACTTTTTCAAGATAACCGGTCATATCATTGCCCATATAAGGCCTCCTATCAATCTAGCACCCATATGGGTATATTATAGTACGAGAGTTTTTGAACCAAAGGTACTCTCGCAAACCTAAAGGACAGCATGAGGTTCAACTGTATAGTCCGTCTTTTCCCTCTTTCCGCCAGTCTTCACGGTGGGCACGAACAAGCTCTGGCTCTTTATGTTCTTTAACGTTATCACGTCCATAAGTAGCTGAATTCTTAGATTTCTTAGTAGGGTCCCAAACTTTACCGTTTTTTTGTTTAACACCTTTTGAAGGTCTATAAATAGCCATTGTTATCCTCCTAAGTCTTTTTTAAGTTGTGCTAGTTCTTCTAGCTCTGCTACGCTTAAATCTTCAGTAGTTTTTTCTGTGGTAACAGATTCAACTCTTGTTTTCTTAGGTGCTTTATATTCACCTAATTCTTTAGCAATTTTAAATGCTTCTTCACGATCACCGTCTTCCATTGCTTCATGCATAAGCAATTTCATTACATCTAAAGGATCTTGAGCTACAGAATTAAGTGCTTCAAGTGTTTCAGCCATTTCAGCTGCTTTCTCTTTAATTCTAGCATCACGTTCTTTCTTTAACCTACGAGCTTCAGCAGAAGCTTTAACTCCTGCGGCCTGAAAGTTTTTTATTTTAGCTTGACCTTCTTCTGTATTAGGGTTAATCATGTGTTTAGCAAAATTAGATTGACGAGGATCCTTCATCATACGTGCTCGGATCTCTTCTATCTGTTTATTTGTTTTAGCCATTAAATCCAATCCTCATTATTATTGTAGACCAAATTCTTTTGTCTCCAATCTACTTTCTGATTTGATAATTTATCTATGTTAGTACGGTAAGCTTCCCAGGCAATAGCTAAGGCCATAACAGTATCGTCATGGTGTCCTTGTATTGCTTCTGTTTTACCTGAAGAAGTAGATATATAAGTTTTCATCTCAGCAAGTATTGTTTTAGAAGGAATCCAAATGTCTTCTTCTTCCACAGCATTTTTTAATTGACCTATAACTCTAGGTTTACTGCCGTGTGTCATTCTAAATCCAGGTGTTTGACCTTCTTCTGAACTAAGCCTTGCAGCTTTGGTTTCATAATACATATTAACGTAACTCATTTGCTTAAGTCTTTGTAATGTAGCTACACCCATACTGTTAGACTCTACTGCTAACAAAGAGTTATTAAAGTATCTACCTAAATAAAACAAATGTTCACCATATAAAGTAGGATCTACAGTATTATCTCTGTACATAGCACAAATATGACCTTTGGTATTTAAAACTATAGCTGTACTATAATCTTGTTTAACACCAAGAGCTACATCTGCGCCTATTATATAATTGTCTTGCCAATCTGGTGGTATCCATATTTCTAAGTTACCACGAGGACTGTCATCAAAAGAACCTAACTCATCGTTATAAGCTCTTAAAGCGATAGGAGGGGTGGCAGTAAAAGAATTTATTTTCTCTGAATCAAATACAGATGCACCTGATACAAGAAAAGCTTCTTCCGAGTTAGCAGGATATTCTTGTCTAAACTTATCTACGCCGCCTTCTACAATCTTTAACCTTCTCCAATATATTTGTTCATCAGTTAAATCGTACTTTTCTTTATAATCTTTTTCTTCAAAGGTTAATTCAAACCCATCTGGAACTTCTCTTTTATATTCTGCAGTTTTAAACCACGGAATAAATATAGCTATATAATCTGATTCGCCTGCAGCTGCTGCCTGATACAAGCGATAGAATTCTCCAGAGGCACCATTAGCTGTTGACTCAATAATTACTTCTGTTCCATCTGATTGTGATATACCTTGGAATAGTCCTGCAAGTATCTTAGCATCATGTTGCCAGAAAGCAACCTCTGAACCATGTAATATAGTAGGTGTAGTACCTCTTCCAGCTTCCGGTGAACCTGCTGTATATAATCTATATGATCCAATTGCATCTGCATCCGGATAGGCTGGAGTTTGAATTGCAATTTCTTTTGCGTTCGTTTTTTCTAACTTAGGTTGTAACCCTTTTTCCATGTTCTTAATTAAGTTTTTACTCATAGTAAACAAGGAATCTGATGTAGCACTATCATGTGCCATAACAACAGAACGAGTATGTTGTTGAAAGTAAGTTTTCCAGAATACTCTTCCAGCACAAAAAGTAGATATACCTTGTTGCCTAGCTTTAAGTATTATAGCTCTAACCTTACCTGTTTCTTTTCTTTGTTTTTCTAAAGCTTCGTTAATAATGGTTTGTGCTTCATTAAATTTAAATGGCACAAAACCTTTAGTAGCATCTTTAGTAATAATTCTTATTTGTTCTTCAGAAAATTTTTCAAAGTCTTCTGAGTAGTCAGTTAAATTCTTTCTTCTCTTCAGCTCTCTAAGAGCTTCCAACTGCGCTCTTGCTTCTTTCTTTTTAATGCTGTCCATAATATTTCCTGATAGTGATAAACTATTTCTTTTTGCCTACACACTTACCGGCTCTTTTACAAGCCATTTTTGTTTTACAATTAGAACAATGTTTAAACGGTTTCTTTCTTTTAGCCATCATAGGGCTTTTCTTACTATATAACATTATTTCTTCCTTTTCTTTCCAGAGGGAGTAACAGACCACCTTATTGCCTTAGGTCCTGTTTTCTTTTTAGTATCAGACTTTTTTACTTTAGAAGCTACAGCCTTGGGTCTGCAGGCAGGATAACTTTTACGTTTATCTTTCTTACCTGATCGACCACAAGGTTTACCTGTTTTAACATCACGCCAGTCTTCTTTAAACCATTTCTTAAGAGATGCACCTTTAGCTGTCTTACGTACTGCCATATTATTTCCTCTTACTTTTACCGTAATTTTTTGCACCAACCTTACGGCATTTAGCCATATGTCCTGATCTGTATGCAGAGTTCTTAGGCATTGCTCGAGCTACTTTTTTATAACAAGCATCTTTCTTGGTTTTCTTAACTGCCATGATTATCTCCTTGATTTAGCTCCTGAACATTTCCATCTCTTTCTACTTAAGTTTAATGGACTGTTAGGGTTCTTAGCTGCTGCAGGTGAACGTTTCTTTTGTCCAAGAGATCTAGCGCAGTATGCATCACCTTTTTTACTACTAGGTTTAACTCTGGCTCCACCACCTTTGGCTTTACCAGCTTGTCCATAGCTAACTCTCTTTCCACTTGCAGTAACTTTTACTTTAGCTTTTCCTTTATTAGGTCTTGCTGCCATGTGTTACCTCCTAGTTTAATGGGTTATCAACTAAAGAATCATATGCTTTCCATATGTCATCTATTTCAGTTTGGTATTTGTCAAGCTTATCACCCAGACTATCAGTGATCCCAGTCGATCTCTCAACCTGACTACGTAAGTCAAGCAACTCTTTCTGTTGTTCCAAGATTGTTTGCATTTGTGTGCTAATCGTTGACAACCTCGTATTAAGTCCACGTACATCATTGTCTGCTACCGCCTGTTCTATTGTTTGAATGCGTGAACTTAGTTCTCCAGCCTTGCTGTCAAAAGACTTTGATTTAGAAACAACCGTCTCTATACCTGATTCCACCGCATAAAATCTTTGTAGTGTATCATATCCGTAATATATACCGCCACTAAGAGATCCTAGTATTGGCAGGGCAGCAGCTATGTACCACCCTTTAAATGTAAATCCACCTACTTTAACTTCTGTATCTTCTATCATATTGTTTCCTACATATTAGAATTAGCAGAACCATGTTGCAATATGTATGCACCAGCACCATAAACGTCGTCAGCATCTTTCATATCTTCTGTAAGATAACCGTTCCAACCTGTACCGTAACCTGAGTCACCCCAAGTAATAACAAACTCATCTACATTTTGTGTATAAGTTATTGCAGTGTATGTTCCTACCATTATATTGTTAGCACTTGCATAGTTATCAATACTTGCTGTAAGCTCTGTATTGTTAGCCGCTGACATAAAAGCACCTGCTTGTTGTGCGTAATCAGCTACTGCATCAAGTGCATTGTTATAATCTTCTACTTTAGATGCATCTAAGCTATATTCATCTGTAGCAATCATTTCTTGTAAAGCTACTTGTTCTGGTTTTGTATCTGCTTCTTCAGCAGTGTCAGCAACCGATGTAGCTGTCATCAACACAGAAGTTGCATCAACTAACACATCAACTGCAAGAGTTAAGTTGTTCATAGCTGCTGTATGTTCTTGAATAAATAACTGGTTTGCATTTTCTGCTGTAGCATAGTCATGGTTCATAACTTGACTTCTAGCATTCTCGTAAGCTACAAGCATCGCTTGAGTTACTTTAGCACCATCTAAAGCACCATCAACAATAACACCACCAACTTCCGCATAACCTACCGCACCAATGCCCAGGTTTAAAGATAGTTGTAATCTGTTATCTATAACGTTGATAGAGTTAATCAGTGACTGTATCTTCTGATCCCCCGTCTGAGTGTAATCCGGTGGTGGAAGTGATTCTGCGAGTACTCCTGAACCGTTCACTAAGAGAGCGAGTGTCCCCGCCGTTAGTAGCAACTTTTGTTTCATTGATTTCATCTGTTAGATCCTCTCCAATCCTTAGTAGGCTATCCCAAAAAGCCTTGTTATCTTCGTATCCTACTATAAATGCGGTAGGATTATCTCTATACTTGTCTACTGCCTTCTTGCCCATTAATAGTTTGCCTGTTACAACATCCATTATAGGGCAAGGAGTAGATGCTAATATCATTGCTTTAAATACATTAGGGTCATTACAAATAACTGATATTGCAGATACTTGTAGACCTAAACCACCTATTTGTTGTGGTGTACCTAACAGCCTAGCATTCTTTCTTCTATTGCAGTATGGGTCTTGCTTCATAGTTCCCTGGGAGTAACCAAATAAACTTACTTGTAATCCAGAGGTTGTAGGTAATAAACAACTATCATTACCTCCTCCACCCATAACAGTTGGAGCTATTGCAGACATAACGGGTGCGGCTTCTCCTGCACCTGTTGCATTATTATTTGTTGTATGATTAACTGTATCGTTATTACTATTTACATCTGAGTTTTCATAGATATTACTAAAGTCACCATCTATATCATTCGATAGTGTCTGGCTCGGTAAGAACATCAGACATAGCAGGATCAGTTTTAAGCAGCTCAAGTGCTGCCCCCTGTTCCCCAATATTTGAAAGAGTCTCTGCATTTAAATTCCTCTGGCAATCAGCATCTTCATTAATGCAAACGGAAGGGTACTCTACTACTATAGAACTACAGGCTGATATTAAAGTTGATGCCAAAACTATACCTACTAAAAAACATATGTAAGCTTTTTTAGACATATTTTTATTCTGTTCTTTATTTAACATAGCTATTTATTTTCCTTTCTCATTTCTTCCATCATGATCCTGATAGACTTAATATTCTCATCAATACGAGCTAAGGTTAAAGCCTGAGTTTGTACTACCTTCTCTAAGGTTTCTATTCTGGTTTCCTGTCTTAACAGATCTCTACTATTATTCTTAACAGAATTATCTAGTGAAGACACATACCAAACAAGTGATACTGTTTGTATTAGTATAGCTATTATCATAGTAACCGGCACTGTCTTAGATAAATGCCATTCATTATCATTTTCTATCATTTGGTGAACCCCGCTCCAAAGTAAAGTCCAACAATAGCTGAAACAATATGTGTATCTAAAGGTGTAATAACTAACCCCTCGGCTGCTTTCCACTCTACTACTTTTTCAGGCCCGAAAAGAAAATTCCATAATCCACCTTGTATTTCTGAATATCCTACTATAACAGATACTTCTGGATAAAACACAGCTACCGCCTTCGGTAACACAATAATAGAGAACACAGCTGACAAGGCTATTAACCTTCTTGTCCACGCAAAATGTTTATCATTCTTACCAGCTGACCTAGCTATATTAACTTGTTCAGCATTAAAGTTAGCTCTTTCCATAAGCATCTTATTATTTTCTTGTTTAGCTTTTATACTCTGTCCCCAGATAGACATTACTCCACCTAATACAGTAGAACCTAACATGGTTAATAATTCTAATGGTAATCCAAACATGATCTAGTCCTTCCTGTAAATTGTATCCAGAGGCTCATCATTCTTTGCATCTCTGACTGTACGATGAAAATCAATAACACCTCTGGCTATAGTATCTATATCACCACGTTTAATTCCAATATCTCTTAATTCCGCATCAGTTAACTTGTGTAATTCATTTACAGTAGAATTCATGTTCCTACGTTTACGTAGTACTTCTGTCCACCTACTTATCTTATTTCCCAGTATACCCATTGTGCTGTCCTTATTATCTAATTTTAAATTTGTAATCAAACAAACTTGTATGTAAAAAATCCTTTTAATAGGGGACTATAAAATGATGAAAAATTAAAATAATTTTTTTGGGTGAAGGTAGTTTGGTTTTAAATTGGAAAAAGCTCTGGGGGATCTGGGTTTTTATCTGGGTTGGGGGTATTGTTATACCTGGGTTATAAGTTATTTTTTAGTTTGTACTCTTGTTATACCTGGGTTAGGCTTGTT